TTATATTTAATATCACTATTAAATGGATAACCAGGGGATGTTGATCTACATACTGCGGACATATATAGATCTTCGGTACCCATAATTGATTCTTCATAAGTTAGAACTCGAGCATATGTATCATATCCAATATGTTTATGATCTATAAACAATTTGTGTTGAACATAATTTCGAGCCATTTTACAATAATTAGAATCAATCAAAGGTGTTATACCACCACATTTTTCCAATCCCTTGTAAGCTGGGTCTATTAAAACACCATCTTTTTCAAAGGGTCGCAAATATGCTGGTTTCGTTATAGGCTCACTAATTTCTCCATATATCAATGACGGTTTTAGAACTGATCTAGAAGCCTGATATAATGGAACTTTTAATGTTCCTATTTCATTAAATACTCCTTCAGGAAGAGTCACATTGTCATCTTTTAACATATTTTCATCAATATGTAAGAAACAATGAACTCTATGAGTATCTTCAACCTTTCTGCTAAGTTCATCAATATGTTGTTGTAACAATTCTTGATAAAGCTTAGCAGAATAGCCTTCTCCTGCTGAGCCACTAATATGAATACCAACTATCTTACGTGTAAGAGAGTTGGATTTTATAATTAGTGGTCCGCCACAATCTCCCTTCATTGTATCACCATTATAAAGATAACCAGCTCGATGTATATATGATTCATTCTCTACGCTAATACGTAGCTCCTGTTCATAATTGTGTACATCATAAAGTGATTTAATCACTTTAGCTACTTGTCCATTATCATTATGATACGATAAAAGAAGACCCTGCATATTTCCTCTCAAACGACCTAATTCATCTTTTTCGATGAAATGTTTGAGAACAGATCTATGCAACACACTATTTCCATGCGTAGATACATTAAAAATGATGGCATCTAATTCATGTTCTCCATATTTAATTTGGACAGCACGATTGAGACTACCATCAGCATTAACTAACTCACGCAATTCGAAAGTAGACATGTTGTTGTACACCTTTTCAGCATAATTAATTCTTGAAAGATTCAATTTAGTTGACAAAGGTGCTTTTCGCAATAACAAATATTTTACAAAATGATAAGGAATAAGATAATTATGTCCTTGTAATGCGATAGCATTACCAAGAGTAATATCCTTTCCCTTATCATTAACATATGTTATACTATACAAATTATTCTTCATTATAGTAAAAGCAGTTTCTACAGCATTAACGTCAACAGATCCTTCACTTTCGTGAAAAGCACCTGCTTCAATTTTATGCTTAACTAAATTCTTATCTTTACCATTAGAAGGTGATTGCATAGCTTCAACAATATGTTTTTGCAAATTCTTTGTTTTTCCGTTCGATGGAGATTGCATTGCTTCATTTGCATGAAACAATACACCCTCTGTGTTTTTAAGAATATTTTCTCGTTCATCAGGATTAGCCATTAATAAATTCGTCTTCCAATAACTCATACGTTCACTGAAAGACAAATTCTTTTGTTGTCCAATCCATTTTGAGTTCCGTTCATATTCTTCAGCAGTGATAATATCACCAGTCACAAAGTGTGGTATCTTTTCTTCTTGAATAAAACACTTGTAAATGGTAAACATTGACACTGCCACTGTACCCACCATAAAAATATATTTTAATGCAGGGTACTTATCGAGCATTGTTTGACATAACTGCTTACATTTATTAAACCATAATTTAATAGATGAAACAGCATTATCAAACATCGTTTCGGAATAGTACAATAACTTATTTGTAAATGAATTTTGAACTTCATTTGATTTGTTTTTAAATGCTAAATATTCGTCAGCTCTATCAGAATTTAACAAATCACATTCTATGTCTAGAAGTGATTCACCATTACAAATTCTTTCAGAAATAACGTTCGTTAAATCAGCATAACAATCAAAAAAATCCTCATCATTTCCAACTTCAGCTATCATTTTCTTGAGTCGTTTTTCCATAAATTCCTTCTTTACAGTGAAATCATCTTGTCTTTGTTGTAGTTGGGAACACATCAAAGAAGAAAATTCATCATAATTAAGAACTTTAGCTGATGTATCTGGTTTAAATTGTGTTTTTCCAGCAATTACAACTTTCTTATACTTTATAAAATTATAAATTTCAGTTGTTATTGGAACACGATAACCAGCCTCTGCGGATAACTCATCAAGTCGTTGTCGTACTTTGTCGATATCTAATAAAATCTTTTCATTATTACCTTCAAGCTTTAAAATTTTTCTAAACTGTTCAGCAGGTGTAACCTGATACATATGATCAGAAATTCGATTATAAAAAGCTTCAGGATAAGTTAAAGACTTAATTGGTGCATTTATATCATTTATAGTCATAATACCTACTTTAGAAGTATAAAAAGAATTTTTATCCTCCAAAGCGGCCATATGCAAATGATATGGAAAATCGTTCATCTCTCGTATAGTTTCGTGCAATTCGGGATTAGGATTAGAAACATCATCCACAGCAGCAAGACAATCGTCTCGTACTACTATGAATTGACCTTTATAACCATCCCAAAATTCAGTTTCAGGTTGTCTGGCATAAATCTGTTCATCGATATCACTGGATTTTCTATATCCTGCAGCAAAACATAAGTCTTGAGCTAAAGGATATATCAAACCAGATTTACCAATTTGAGATTCACCAAACAACACTATACAAAGAGGTCGTTGTCGTTGTCCACCATCTAACGTATTATTTTTATCTGCATAATTATATAGTTGTTCTGCGGTTCTTATATAATTTGAGATATTCCTACATACATCTGGACTACACTTATTAGTGAAAGCCCAATGACGGAGACGTAAGCCTTGTTTCAATAGACCAGATATTTTAATTATTTGTTCGTTTATTATTGTTGCTTTCTTTTTAACAATAATATCAATATAATGTTCTATATCTTTCATCCATTGAATCATTTCATCTTCCATACTAAGAAAACCTTCTGGATTAGGATCAACTTGTTTGATAACAAATTCTTGAACCTGTTTCCAAATTTTACCAATATCTTTGTTAATATTTATCATTCCTGATAAACCACGAGATATATTATTGGTCTTCTTAGAGAAATTTTCAATAGTAGAATCTTTTGGGAGCTTACCGATAATAAAATAGCATATAATACTACCAATCAAGGCTCCTAAAGATTCACCTGATGTGAAAATTTGTGCTTCATGCCCAAAGAATTTTCTAATTTGATTTACTAATTGTTCGGGAATTCCGAATAAAGAAAACAAAGTGATAATTCCTGTAAGCATTGCCGTTTTGTACCATTTTAAATGTGTCATTATTCCAATTATAGAAATTAGAACTAATGTTTTTAAAATGTTCGATTGCATGTTCCGTAATTTGTCCAAAGCATTTCCTGTATTTTCATTCAACATCTTTAAATCTTCTTTAATCTTAGCATCAGCAAAGAAAATATTCCGATTTATAGACATTTCATTATTATCAATTAAATTTTTAATACTGTCAATAACAGTAGGTAATTGAGTTGTTAGGAAATCATTTAAACGGCGTGTTTCGTCAACAAAACCCTGTGCTTCGTGTTTCTTATTTATGCTCGAGTTGTTATATCGCATAAATCTAGACATGACAGGGCCTGGGTTCAATTCCACATCACCACACCGCATAAGCGTATTAATAAATACATTCTTATCGTAAAAATTCATATTGTAAAAAATAGGAAAACCTACTTCAACCAAATGATCATACCATCTTGGTGTGATGTTGATTTTCATACTTGAAATACGACGGTGAATATTCCTAAAGGATTGTATTTCACCATTATCAAATATGCAATCTTCATAAAGTTTCCAGAAAATTTTATACCAATATCTAGAACCCTCAAATTTTAAAAGCAAATTTCTCCAAAATTTACGATTTTCAAATGAGAATATTCTAGAATAATGACTAAGCCAATAATTGAACACAGTATCTACTTCATCTTGTTCAATAAAATACTGTGCCAAAATCATTGTTGGAGCACTAAATGTATAAGATCTTTTTAGGGGTTCAACAAAACAATATTTTAAAACAATAGGTTGAGTAGCATCATAAACTTTAACAGTTTTGACTTTATCAACTTCATATTTCCTTAAAATACCATAACTTATCAATTGTTGAATATCCAAATCATTTTCCTTAAATTCTTTCTTAGTTTTACTCATATGTTTGCACAATGCTTGTAGACTAAGAGGAGCGTTGGTTGTCATCAAATTGGGGATTGTTAGTTTGTTTTGTTGAGTTGTATTCATATTTGTGGTTGGCTATTCGTACTCCTTGAGAAGTTTCCTTTCGCCTCATATTTTCAAGTATAAGATCAGAAGTGCACGCACGTGTGTTCGAATGTAACATAATTGCCATCGACGTATCTGAAATTTAATTTTAACGAGTTTAGCTCGTATATAAGTTTATTGCGATGTAACCTATATAAGAAATCATACTATTGGTTCGGCTTTTGCGTGTAACAATACCATTAATGTTCTTCTAGTTAAATGTCAGGGAGTCAAAACCTGAGGAGACCATTTCCATTTAACATCATTAACTAATGTTTTCGCTCTGTTTCACATATAAGGTTCACCTTATTACACTACGAAGAATAGTGACTAGAATTAATATCTAGATTAAATAATAAAATTAACTTATTTTAAAAATTTGGTTTGTCTGTGATTGCCCTGCAGACGGAAGGGTTGGTTTTGATAACATAACGGAGTTATCAGAATAATCTCAAAAGAGAAGAACTGAATAATATACTGTTACCTATATTATCCCTATTCTATCCGGCTCATGATTGACCTGTGAACAAAAGGCGGTTTCATTTTTACAACTTTTCCTTGTTGTTTAAAATCTATTTATTATATCTTAGAATGTGTATTCTTAGCATTCCCATGTGAATAAGTAGGCGTTGATCTCTATCTTATCCCAAGATAATAATAAATATTTATACGTATATATGGTTTAAC